GGCCATCATGCCAAGGCCATCGACAAAGCCGAGTATTCTGCCCGCCATGACATCAGCGACGCCGGTGGGGTATCCGAGCATCAGCACTGTCATTTCGCACGCAAGTGCAGCGAGCACAAGCGTCATTGCGAACCCGGTGACCCACGGCAGCGTCCCGCCTTTTACCGCAGCATCTCGCGCATTTGCCCGGTCAGCAGCGGCAAGCGACTCAAGCTCGTGCAGTGTCGAATACCCCAGCGACCGCATGCGAATTTGAAACTCTTGCTCAGCCTGGCGCAGCGCGGCGACTTGCTCAGGCGTGGCAGACAGCACAGCAGCCGGCAAATCGTCAGGCGTGCCGCCATCTGCGCCTAATGCCTTGGCCACGGTAGTAGCGGCCATCGTTGCCAGCCCGGCCGGTCCTGAGGCCGCAGCAGCAAGCCACGGGGCGACTTTTGATAGTACCGATTTCAGGTCCATGAGGTCACCTTGGTTTTATGCCCACCACGACCCCGGAAGATGTAATGGTGATGATGCGGTTTATGGCCTTGTCCGGCGCACGCAAAGATGTATGCACCCAGCCGGTCCGATCCGGAAATTCGTTGATGAGTTGGCCAATGCCTAGCGGCCCCATCTGCGTCGCCAGCTCTTGCGCAATTTCCGTCGGAGTTCCAAACCCAGGCGCAACCCAATCAACAGCCACAGCTTTAATGTGGTCGCTGGTGGGTTTGCTGCCTACCGCAGTGTTAAGTTGCGGGCACCGATACCAGCTGCTAATGTGAATGCTTACATCGCGCCCAGCGACTTTGCAAAGATGGGCGCGAATGCGCTCCATCATCCGAGCGGTCTCTTTTGCTGCCCCAAGCAACAACGGCGGGACGTTGTTATCAATGCCCATGCGGGCTGCGGTATCTGAACGGGTGCATTCCGCCAGACTGAAATGTGGAGAAAGCAATTCAATCACTTGCGCCCCCCAAAAATCCAATCCACCACCCCAAACGCTGCCACCGGCCCGGCGCTCTTGCTGGCCAAGGCAAAGATCAACAAAGCCAACGCGACTTTGGTGAGGCTAGGCCGAACAAGGCTCCAGACCCATGCACCAAACCCCCGCTTTGCTTCTTCTGCGCTGACTTGCTTGATAGCCGCGCCAGCTTGCTTGATGGTGTCCGGGTCGGTTACGGCAGAGCGAACTCCAGCACTCACGGCAGCACTGAGCATCCCGGGCAAGTCGCGGATCAAGACTGCAAAATGCCCCATCTGGCTTTCCAACAGCCGCAAACGTTCATCATCAACGCGGCGCAAATCGTCGGCGCTAGGTGTTTGGTTATTCATGCTTGCTCCATAATTTCAACAGCCGCGCTGTACGCTGTGGCCCCATCTGCTTGCAAAGCAGGCAAACGGGTGATCTTGCCGACCATTTGATAATCTGATTCCGTGTCGCCGCCAGACGCCGGCCATGCGGACACAAAAACATCAGCTGACAACCCACAAGCCGCAAATTGACGTGTGAGCTGGGCGCGTTCAGATTGAGTCAGCTGAACAAGTGAGAAACTCAAGCCCCTTGACTTGCGTCCGGTAGCGCTTGAAATAAATCCCGATTTACGCCTTGATATTGTGCTTTGGTCAGCAAGAATTAATCTCATGCCAACTTCAACACCTGAGGCAGGTTCAAGAAACTGCCCCGCCATCAGCCGACCGATTTGGACATACCCGGCAGAGTTTGTGGGGTCAAACACGCACACACGGATTGAGCGGGCCATGACCGGGGACGACAGGTATTTTGCAGATGTGGCGGCGCCTGGTCCGCTGGCTGATCCAATCAAGGCCGGCGACGCTGGCATGTAGCCCACCACAGCGCCCGCCGCGTCGAATAGCTCCACGCCCCACACTGCGGCCGCGCTAAGGTTGTGCCTGCTGATGACGACACAGCTCACAGCTACGTCAGCGGGCCAAGTGGCCACAAGCGCCTGAGCACCGGCCAGCCCAGCACCACGGGCCACGCTGGCGCGGCCAGGGAGCAAGACGTTTGCCGGTGGAAATGAGCTTGACCACCCGGAGCCACTGACTGCCGCCGATGTCGTCTGCAACCCCGCCACGGGTGCCCCAAATGCCGACAGCTGCGCACGCCACACCGCAAAGCCGCTGACGCCATCGGGCGACGCAGTGCCGCCAGACAGTGAGGCTTTGGTGGCTTCGTCACGCGGATTGAAGCGCAGCCACACGCTTTCCGTAGCGGGAGCTTGGGCAATGAAATTCACACGCCACCATCCGCCCGATTCGGCGGTGACGGCCGCGTAAAGCACGCCAGGCCCGGTGTAGGTAATCGCCCCGGTGGCCAGATCAACCGTCACGCCCAAAGTGGATGGCACATCCCGATTGATCCAAAACGCAAAATACCTTTTGCTGGTGTTGCCGGCCAACTCTTTTGCGGAAATTGAACACGACAAAACTTGCCCGGCAGTCACTGAAAATGTTTGCCTGACATACCAAAAGGCGGTATCACCTGGGGAGCCGTCAACAACCGTCTCAGCTGTGCTGGTCCCATCCGGCGCAGTTGCAGCATTTGCGGTCACGGTCGGGCTTATGGCTTTTACCCACGCCGAATTATCAACCGTGTCAGAGTATTTGCAAATGTTGGACGCGGCCACCCCGGTCATCGTGGCTGATTTCACAGAGTCGGAGAGTAGCAGCCTCACACCAGCACCTTCAATTCCACTTCTTCGGACGCGAGTTTGTCATAATAGCCGACGACAAGGCCGGGGGCTCCGCCTATTAAGCCAAAACGGCCGACATCCAAACCCACAACATCGCCAAGCTGCACAGCCAAACCAACAAGGCCGCACCTTATTTTGTAAATATGGCGCACTTTGTTGTAAAAATCGGCCAATGAATTACCAACAGCCGCCGCCTCATTGGGGTATCCGTATGGGGTCACCAATGTGTCGCTGTCGCCGCACGACAGATATTTGTCTTGGCCGCTTGAATTTGTTGCTGTGCCGGGGATGTAGCCGTTTGACAAAATCTCATCCCAACGCCAGCCGTTCATGGCAGTGTCGTTTGTTTGAGGGTTATTCAATACGGTCTGATTTTTCATGTAACCGTATTTTACAGACAAATAAGGGATGATTCTCTTGTCAACGGAAATGCCGTCTTTGGCGTCAATCACATCATCATCGGTGATGCTTAAAACTTTAGTATCTGACCCGCTGGCAGCCTTAAAAACTCCAGCCGTCAATTTACCGTCTCGCCCGCAGTAATACCAGCACCCAGAGCCTGTCAAAAGATCGTCCAGCATGGCGCCGGAGGTTTTTGCACTTGAAGCGCCCGGAGAAAAACAGCCCGCAGGTGATTTGCCCGACATTGCGGCATCAAGCAAATCCCATGCCGAAGTATTGATGTCTCCAGAAACAAACCCGCCTCTCTCAAGCAAAACACGCCGGGCCAAGACAGACGGCCGGTACCCGTCAAAACTCGACCCCCAGGTTGTTTGTGGGTTTGTGACCGAGTAAGTCACCAAATTGTCGCCGCCAGATACTTCTGCGACGTGGGCGGTAAGGTTTTCATAGTTTGTCACTACGGTAAAAGTACCGTCAGACAAATTGGCGGTGTAATTTGAGCCGTCAAGTGCCTGACCGTTTGACAGCGGCCTGATTTTTGCAACAGCCCCATCATGGACTTTATACTTGCGCGTTCCGCCATCAACAAGAACAGGCGTGATATTTGCAACCAGCCCAAAAACAACAGGCGCAGCGTGCCCGCTTATTTCGGTTGAAGTTATTTTTTTGTCCAGCTTTTCGGCCAAATCACGAACTTTAATAACAATGCGTTGCGAATCTGGCGCCGAAATATCTACGGCCACCCCGCCAAAGATTTGAACAAAATCAGCCCTTTGCCATGATTCATCGCCCAAATAAACCCGAACAGGCCGACGGTCCCAGGCTTTTGAAAGCAGCCCGTCCAGCAAGCCGTCCAAGTTGTCCAGCTCTATGTCACCAAAAGACGTAGCCGCCCGCCCCCTAAAAATGTCGGGCAAGCTCGCACGCATGCCGGGCGATGACCTCAGAAGGTCAAGGTAAACGGCTTCGGCCACCGAATCGATGTAGCCCACATCGCTCCATCGGTGGGCGACCACTGCGCCGGTGCCAAAGTCCCAGGCTTCAGCCTCCACCAGCACGCACCGGGCCGCGTCATCAGAGCGCAGCCAGGCGATCCATTGGGCTTGCGTGAGCGCCATCAGGCCTCCTCGATTGCGGCGACGATGGCCCGGCCTGCGCTTTCCGTCGCGTCGGTGCCGGCCCCGACAGCGCCCAACAAATCCCGGCGGGTGTCGTCGATTGCCGCACTCAAAGACAGACCAAGGGCCAGGAGGCTTTCTCGGGTGGCTTCATCCGATCCCTTTGCCCGGTCTTCGACCGTCTGCCGCAGAGCGGTCACCGCAGCAAGCAAGTCACGCAGCACAGTGACGGTGGTCGCCGCGCTCTCTGCTGATGCTTCGGCCGAATTGACGCCAAAGGGTGCATCACCCCCGGCATTTGCGCCGATGCTTTGGCCATCGGTGATGCCGGCGATCCCGGAAGCGGCTGCCGCCGATGTGGTGACCGCCACGCCAGCCTGATCAAGTAAATCGGCGGCGCTGTCTGCCATGGCCGTCAGGCTGTCGCGAAGGTCAAGGTAAGCGATCGATCCGTCTTCCCGGGCCAAGTCCAAAATTTTCGGCAGCAGGTCGGCCATGGTCTCGGCAGCCGTGGCGCGGTCACCAGATGATGCCGTGGCATCGCTGGCAACGGCATAGGCCTGGGCAAACTGCGCCTGCAAATCTTGCACCTGCTGCGCCGTGGTCATGTCCCCAAAAAGTGCTTGATCAACGGCTTCGCGCAGCGTCTGCGATGCGCTCTTGATGCTTTCATCCCACGCTGCCGTGGCATCGGTCAGCTCAGCAAAATCCCCGGCCAGGGCCAGGACTTGCCCAAGCAGCTCTTGGCCGGAGGCTGTGCTGGTATCAATGCCTTCGACAAGCTCTCTGTACGCCGCAACGCTGTCGGGCAGCGCCAGGCCACGCGATGCAAACTCTTCCCCGACCTGCACCCGCTGCAAATAAATCCGCTCTTCTTCGGTCAAAAATTTGCTGACGTAGGTATCCAGCCCAGACTGCAAAGCCGACAAGCCGCCCGCGCCGGCGATCATTTCCGAGGTGACATCAACAGCGGTCGAACCGATGCCAATCAGTGCGCTGCGGATGTCAATCAGCGCGGCATACGTGGCCACCAGCTCATCAGCTGACCCGCTCAAGCCGTCAACGATTTGCGCGATCCCGCTGCCCGCTTCTTCAGCAGCAATGGACTCGCGCACCAGCTCAGCACCAACATCGCCCTGAGCGTTCGCCAGGTCTTGCAGGGCGATCATGTCAACGCCCACGCTTTTGAGCGCAAGGCGGGCAGCTTCTGACGCCCCGGCCACGCGAATGACGGTGTCGGCGTAGCTCTCGCCCACCTGCACAAATTCTTCCAGCCCAGGGATGGCCTGTTCGGCGATTGCGCTGGCCGTTTGCGACAGCACCGCGTTCAGCTTCTCGGCAATTTGCTCACCGGTCAGGCCTTTGATGTCAATCTTGCCGATGTCAATTTCTGCGGCTGCAAGTGCATTGGCGATTTGATCCCCGGTCAGCCCAAGGTCATCAGCCAGGGCATTGCCGGCAGAGGACAAGGTGTCCCCAATTTGCGAGATGGCCAGGGTCAGTTGTTGGTCAAGATTCTGAGTGCCGGCGTCATCAAAAAGCGTCGAATTGCTGCGGTCATAGGTGACCCCCAAAAACCGTTTTTTGCGCGTCACATCGGCGTAATACTGCGCGTCGATTCCGCCGGCCTGAACATCGCCCAGCGTAGTGCTGCCGACAAAAACGCCGCCGGCTTTGACATCAGTTTTTGTGCCAAATCCGCTGGCCACCCAATCACCAATCGCCCCGACCATCTTCCCACCCGGCATGGCACCAAACAGCCCGGCTGTGACCACATCAGAGATTGACGCCACTGCATCGCCAGCCGCATTGCGATCAAAGCCGGGCGATACACCGGCCGCTGCGTAATCGATCGATCCAGACCTGACAAGCCCAGCCGCCAAGCTGCCGATGCTGCCTTCAATCGCACGCAAGCTGGCCGTCATTTCGGCCGCGTAGCGCAAGGCCTCGGTGTCCAGATCAGCCAGCAGCTTGACGCCATCTTGCAGCGCCTGATCCTGGGCGCTGGCGTCGCCCAGCACTGTGCCGGTGCCGGTTTTGCCCGGGTCCACAGTCCCGCCACTGCCGATGGCGCCGGTGGCATACCCCAGCGCTGCCATTGCTGCGGCCATTGCCGCCATGCGTGCCAAGGCAGTGTACGGGTCGCCTCCGGCCGCTTGCTTGGCCACCGCTGCGCCAGCAGCAGCCGTGCCCGTGGCAGTGCTTGCCGCAACGTCAACCCCGGCGGCAGCTGTTGCGCTGGCGGCTTTTGCCTGGTCACCGGCAATCTGAGCCGATGTGACCCCCAGAATGTCTTTGATGATCTGCGGGGTCACGCCCATCGATTCAGCCAGCTGCAACAGCCGCCAGGCTTTCTCGCTGGCTTCCAGCGCCTTGTAGCCGGCAGTCTGCTCGCCGAAAAGCGATTTCGCTGCCCCGCTGATCGATGCATAGCTTGCAAGCTGGCCCGCAGTCATGCGCCCTTGCAGCGTCAGCTGGTCCTGGGCAGCTTTTTTGCGCTGCGCTTCATTGCCCTGCATCTGCGCCGCAATCAGCTCAGCCTGACGCCCCCATTCAGCCTGTGAGGCCGTCAAATCGGCGTATGTGCCCACCAGGGCAGCGAGCGGAGATTGCAGGCTGGCCAGGGCTTCGCGCCTGCTTTGCGCCTGCGCTGCCGCGCCATTTTGCGCCCCGAGCTTGCTGGACGCATCGGCTGCCGCGTCAATGCCGGCAGCGTCTTGCTTGGCCTTCACAAGCTGGCGCAGCGCCTCAACTTGCAGTGTGATGGCCTCGATTTGCTCGGGCGCAGCATTCGCCGCGAGCGCGTCTTGCAGCCGCTGCTCAGCTGTGGCCCGGGCGTCTTTGACCTTGGCCAGCTCGCGCTGGCGCAGTGCTTCCACGGTGGCGCCAACGGTGGCGTTGTGTTCCAGCTGGGCCTGAATCTGCTTTTGGATAGCGTCAGCTTCGGTCAGGTCGGCCACCGTGGCCGCGCCCTGGATCGACAGCCGCGCGTTGTACGCATCCAGCCGGGCTTGCGCTTCGGCCCGGAAAGCTGCCGCTACATCGGCAAGATACCGGGTCGTCGCCGTAGCCGCTTGCTGATCCAGTGTCGTGAGCTGACCTCTGAGCTGTGCTTGCTGGGCCAGGGTGTCATCGCGCTTTGCCAGCAGCTCCAGCTCGGACTGCACGGCTTGCCGCTTCGACGACATGGCTGACAAATCAACTTGCAGCGTCTGAGCCAGCGACTGCTGAAGCGTGATTTGCTGTGCATCAAGTGCGGCCTTGATGCGGACTTTTGCGGCCTCGTAGCTTTCGGCCACGGCAGACAAAGACGCCGCAATTTCGGCCGCGCTGACATCTTGCGCTTGAGCTGCTTTTTTGGCCTCTGCTTGCTCACGCTCTGCAATTTCAGCCGCAGCAGCAGCGCCACGCTCTGCAAGTGCTTTGCGGGCAATCAGGTTCTCTTCAAGCGCTTTTAGTGCCTTGTACCCTTCCGATGCTTCTGGCGCTGCCCCGCCGCTGTTGCGTGCGGCCAGGGCACGCAGCCGCTCCATGCCAGCCAGTTGCTCCTGTACCCGGGCAAGGTCTTCGTCAATCTGGGCGGCGCCGTCTTTTGAGCGCCCCAAGCCCATGATCTTGTCCCATGCCCATGATGCAGCAGCACCGGTGCCGCGCCAGGCGGTTTCAAGGTAGCTCAGCTGCGACGTTTGCCCGCGCAGATGCTCAGTGAGCGCATCGCCAGCGGCTTGCATCGCGGCCTGTTTTTGACCAGCCTGTTCGAGCGTGCGAATGTGGGTCAGCTGGGCCGCTGTCAGGAAATGCCAGGCCGCGTTTTGCTTTGCAGCCCAGTCGGCCACGCCGTCAGCCATCCCGGCCAGCATTTCAGCGCTTTCCACCGCTGTCTTGCCGCTGACGTTCGCAAAATGCCCGGCAGCAGTGGCCACCGACTCAAGCGCCGGGCCACCAATCTTTCCGGTCTCGACAAGGCTTGCCAAAATTTCGCGGGCAGAACCGACCGAGGTCTTTGATGCATCGGCCACGCGGCCAGCCATTTCGCTCACCTGCCCAGATGTGACCCCTGCGGCATTGCCGGTCATGATCAGCGCATCGCGCAGCCGGTTGCTTTCAGCCCACCCCTGGTAAGCGGCCACGCCCACCACCGCCACAGCGGCGCCCAGGATGGTGAATGGATTGACGGCGGCAAGGGCATAGCCTCCGGCAGCTTTCAGCGCCGGGCCAATGCCGCCGAACGAATCCTTGAGCTGCCCACCCTGCTGAACGGCCACCAACCAAATTGGCATGCCGCTTGCAATGCTCACCGCCACGTCGGTCATCTGCATCGGGAGCATGAGCATGGCCTGCGACATTTGCCCGGCAGAAATACCGCCTGTGGCCATAGCGGCAGATTGCGCGTCCAGCTGGCCGATCAGCTCGCGGGCTTCTTCGGCCACGCCCAGCTGTGCCGCCCGATAGCGCAGCAAATCGGATGCCGCCATGCCTTGCGTGGCCACCTGGTCGCGCAGGCTTGCGATGAAGCTCTGTGCCTGCTGCTGTTGCTGGTGGATCGCCCTCGAATGCTCAAGCGCAGCCATTGCGGCCCTGGCGTCTGCCGCCGCTTTTTCTTGGGTCGCCTGCTTTGCTGCGGTGAGCTTCTGAATCAGGCCTGCGGCCTGCTCAGCAACGCCAAGCTCAGCCGCCCGGTATTGCAGTAGCTCTGCCTCGCCCATGCCAAGGGTGGCCACCTGGTCGCGCAAGGTGGCAACAAAGCGTTCTGCCGCCGCATCTGCTGCGCGAGTGGCTTCGGGCAGCCGCGAGCCGAGTGATTCGCCCAGGCGCTCGCCCGACTGAGCCGCGCTGTCAATCTCGGACGCCAGCTCAGACGCAGCCTCGCCGACAGCATCAAGCTGCTGCTGTGCTGCCGTGGCGCCCTCGACAGCAAAGCGCAAAGAAACTTTGGGGTTTGTCGTGCTGCTCACTGGGCTTTCCCGCTTGATTTTTGCGCTTGCCTTTTGCGCTGCTTTGCCCATGCAGACAGCGCGGCCCGCTCCATGACGATCACCGCCCGCTTTGCTTCAGCGGCTTTGCGACGCCGCCAGCCCATCCGCTTGATGTGCCAATCGACACCCGCTTTGTCAAGGCCAATCGGCCCCGCCATTCCGGTGCGCCACTCCGTTTGAATCGCCGGCCAAAGGTGCAAAAAAAACGGTTCGCTGTCTGGCCACAGCCAAAAATCAAGCGGCTCAGATGTGGCCACCGGCCGCACTGTGGCGCCTTCAGCAAGGGTGACGCCGGCTTGAGCCAGCAGCTCGCGCAAAGTCGCCTCACGCGACTGAGCCTCAGGCTGCCCTGAGGTGTCATCGTCGCCCGGGCCGGAAAGATCGAAGCCGCCGGTGGCCCAAAGCTCGACGGCCCGAGCTAGTTTTTTGCTGCCCCGGCCACCCCGCGTGCAACGAAGATGTGCTCCTGGTATGACTCAAAAATCACACCCGGCGCAAACGGGATTTCGCACAAAAAGCGAAGCGCATCTTCAGAGTACGTGGCCGGGGTTCCGTCGTCTTCAAGCACCAGCTTTTGCCCCGTCCAGCTTTTGCCGTGCCGGGCCAAAAAGTCCACCACGGTCAGGCCTTCGCGCATTTCGGCAGCAAAAGACTCAGTCCCCAGGCGGTCGGCATGCCAGGTGAATTTGTGCTCTTCGACTTTGCCGCCACGGCCCGTGATCTTCAGCACAACGGGCACTTCAATGACTGCGCCGACCGACAGTTTGTATTTGCTCACCGGTGGCCCCTTTTACATCGTCACGAGCCGAAGCTCATCGTTGCCCGTGCTGCCCGCTGTCGGGCGGCATTCAAACCCGATTTTGGTCATCAGCTTGCCATCCAAATCTTCGGGCGCCACGTCAGTGATGACCCGGTTCGGAGCAAACGCCCGCAAGCGATACCCCGCCGTGATCCCGAGCGAAAAGCCCAAAGCCGCCGCCGTGTTCGACGTCCAGTCCGCAATCGTCTGCACCCGCTCGCTCGGCAGCTGATCGATGAGGATTTCGCCGGTGACTTTGCGGTCAGAGATGTAAACGCCGCTGCCGCCGCCCAGAAGCGCCCGGTACTTGCCCGAGTTGTCGATTTTCAGCTTCAGGCCAGTGGAGGGATAAGACGTGCCACCAGAAATGGCGCCGGTCGAGGTGCTGTAGGTGCAGCCGAATTGGATGTCGCCCGAATTCGCGTCAGTGATGACGATGGGCGGCTTCCAGGCCGCAAAAGTCGGCGTCGGCAGGTTTGCAGGGGTGTTTTTGACGATCATGCACAGCAATGTGCATTTGCCCGTCGGCAGCCCGGCGACGGGCATGTCGAGTTCGGCTGATAGGGCACGTATGCCTTTCAGGCGTTTGCTAATTCCGCCGAAATACAGCGTTCCCGCAGCTGAAGGAAAGTCGTCAGACACCGGGGTGTAATCGACTTTGGTGCTTGACGTGACCGATTCAGCGAAGCCCAAAATCCGAATGATGCGGCCCCACATCGCCGGGGTGTCGGCAACGCCGCTCCCGCCAAGTTCAAAGCTGAATGAAATGGTCGCCCAGGTGTCGCCGGCCATCGTCTCTTGCCCGCCCATGTAAGCCCGCAACACATCGCGTTTGACTTCGATTTTTTCGTGCGTCAGCTTCATGTCGCTGCCGATCAAAATCGCGTCGGCAGTGGACAAGCCCGATGAACCGACGTAGTCAGAGCCATAGGCCGAGTTGTTGGCGGCCCTGATGGTCGAAGCCGTGTTGGTGGCGTGCGCGTAGCCCGTGCCGCCATCCAGCACGGCCGCTGCGGTAATCACGCCGGTACTGCCGGTCGTGATCGTGCCCATCGCGGTCGAGTTCGAAGAAATCGTGAAGTTCACATAGATGGTTTTGCTGGCCGGGTAGCCGGTGCCGCCTGATGTGACCGTGGCGGCGCCAACCGGCACCGCGCCATTCACCGCAGCGGCAAGGGTAATGCTTGCCCCGCTGCCGCTGCCCAAAGCAGATTCAATGCCCAGCAGCAAAACCATGTCACGGCTGCGCAGCTCTTGACGTGCCATTTTTGGCCCTTCCTTCCTTATTCGATTCGGGTGTAGATGCCGGTCGCCGGGTCAAAGCTGTAGCGGCCACCTTCACGTGGCGGCGCCATCGGCTCAGCCGGGACAATTTCCGGGGCTTGCCCGCCATCCAGGGGGGCTTCGAGGGTTTGGGAAAACCCGCCCGGGTCATCAAGAAGATTGGGTGGCATCAATTCACCTCAGCGTCGGCGGGGGGCTGAAGCGCCCACCCTTGCACCTGCATCGCCTCGACAGACCCGGACCCAGAATCGACATCAATTCGGGCAAGCTCGCCCGTGTCTGGGTCTGTGCGAAACATAAAAACGCACCCCACCGGTGGCACGTCTTCCGGCGGGGTGGGTTTGGGGGCTGGTTTGCGGTTGGCCATGGCGCGTCAGCCCAGCAGCAAAGCGGTGTGTTCGGGCTTGAAGCACTGCACACCCCAAGCAACGGCGACCTCGTACTGGATCATCCGATAGCCAGGGTACATCGAAACTTCAAGGCCAAGCCCGCTCGCCGGATCAACAATCATCGTGCGGTCAATCGCCAGGTCGCCTTCATCCGGCAGCGCCGGCGCCCGGGTGGCAAGCGCAAGGGCGGTGCGGGCAAAAGCCAGGTTTTGCGTGGCGCTGTTGCCCACGGTCATGGCGACGTTGTCAGCGAGCGACTGGCGCAGGCCCGGGGCGGCAATCGTGACAACCCCGGCGGCAAGGGCCGTGGCCACCACGTACTTGTTCGCGTCACCTGCGAAGGTGACCGTGTCGCCGGCCAAGACAGTACCGCTGCCGGTATCCACGGCAATGGCGGTGGCACCGACCGAGTGCGCCCCGTTGCTCAAATAGCTGGCGCCCGTGCCCTTGGTGTAGCTGCGGACTTTCGCAGATTCGCGGATCGCAAACCCGTGAACGTCCAGCAGCACGCCGCGTCTCAGCATGTCGGTGCCGCCGGCCTCGTTGGCTTTGGTCAGATTGGCCAGGGTCCGCATGTTCGCGCCAGCGGCCGTGTCGATGACCAGCTGCAAATCGCTCAGCGGGGAGCCGTTGTCGCTCAAAATCTTGCGGACCTGAGCAGGGTCGGACAGGTTGGAGGCAAAAGGCGTGGTGCCTGGGGTGCCGTAGCCACGACTTGCCGACACCGCCAAAGCCCCCAAATCGGTTTCGATTTCGTTCACCAGGGTGCGCATGGCTTGCGCAATTTGGGCAACGCGGATGTTCGCGTAGCCAGCGCCAGAATTCAGGCCGCGCTGCTCTTCGCCGGTCCAACGGAAACCAACGCCTCGCGATTTGGAGATGGTCATCGCGACATTGCCGATGGGCTGGTCGGAAGCCGCCGGCACAGTCATTGCCGGAGAAATGTCAGATGCGGTGGCAGCCGGGGCCACAAAAGACCGGACTGACTGCCCAACGGCCGCACGCTCGACATTGTGATCACGCATGACGGCGGGGATGAACCCCACCAGCTCACGCGAGATGACATCCATCGCTTCGTACAAGTCCGGGATCATTGAGGTAAGCGTATTTGCCATGGCGGCTCATTCCTTTTTTTATTTGCTCGTGTCACACCAGGGCGACGCCGTCTTTGATGGCCTTGGCCCGCTCGGGATGCGGCAGCGCGTCAAATTCAGCCCGGGTCATCTGCTGTTGCCCCTGCCCGCCACTTTTGCCGCCGTAGCCGCTGCCGGTCCCACCGGTGCCGCTGGGCTTGACCATGTAGGGTTTGGTCTTGGCCAGGCCGGCGGCAGCGTCTTCCAGCTTCACCAGCTTGCCGTCGCCGGTCTTCGAAAAGAAGTCTTCGCCCTCGATCACCACCGACCGCCCCAGCAGAGCCGCAGCGTCTTCGGGGTCAACAAAATTCTGTTTGCCCACTGCGGCAGCAATGGCGCGATCCCGGCGCTCGGCCGTGTATTTGCCGGTCAGGTCAGCAACCGTTTGGGTCTTTTCGGCCACCTCGCGCTCCAGCTTCTTCAGCTTCGCGGCCACCTGCGCAGCAGCTTCGGCCTGACCCTTAGCGTCGGGCAGCGCGGCCAGTTCTTCGGCAGTGGTGACGCCCAGGCGCTCAAAAGCGCCATCGCGCTCGGTCTTCACAGCCTTCAGAGCGGCCGCATGCTCGGTGCCGGCTTTGCGCAACTTGGCTTCTGCGTCTGCGCCGGCGGTCTTCAAGCCGTCAACGTAGGCCACCAAGTCGGCATGGGTTTTTTCGTCCAGAGGCTTGCCTTTCAATGCAGCCAGATCCATTCGCACGCTCCAAATGTGTAGGTGTGCGTTTGATTCTGTTGATCCGCTTTCCCAAACCAGCGCATTGCCTGGGACGCCGGGATGAGAAATTGTCTTGATGCAGCATTCCCGCGCCTTCCAAAGATTCAGATACCTCCGAGAGGCCTTTTACGGCGAGGGCGGCTTCGACCCCGTTGTGGTGAGCGAAGATCAGCCGGTGACGGTGACGCTTGGCGACGGCACCACCACCACCGCTTACCGTCGCGTGCCCAAAATCGCGGGCATTTGCCACCTTGCGCAGCACCCACGCGAGACGCCAGAGCGGTACGCCAGCCGAGCAGAAATGGCGGTGTACGAAAACCATTTGCGCGAAGCGTGTGAACGCTTCGTCGGTTTTTTGAGCCGGCGCCGGCCGCTGCGCTCTGAGACACAAGCCCCTTTGACGCAGCTGCTGCTGGCAAATGCAGACATGCGGGGCAACAGCCTTGACGCTTTTTTTGCTGAATTTGCCCTGAAAGCCAAGGCGTATGGGTCAATGCTGCTGCTGCTTGACATGCCATCAGCAGCGCCTGCCGAATCAATGGCAGATCAAATCGCCAGACGTGCCGTGCCTTATTTGTCTGCCGTTGACCCTGAAAACGTCAAGGCGTTTGAAATATCAGAATCAGGCCGGTTTGAATGGGTGGAAATTCAAACTTTTGAAGACGCTGGCGACGGTGAAGGCATGCGCATTCTTGTCCGCCGCTGGGATTCAAAAGAATGGAGCATAAAGGATCAGGTCGGCAAAGTTATTCGCAGCGCACCGCACGGCTTTAATTCCTGCCCAGTCGTTCCGTTTACAGAATCAGGGATGAAATTCCCGTGCTTGGGGAAATATGCGCAAGTCGCAGATTTATCGAAGGCCATTTACAACCACCGCTCGCGTCTTGACGAATTGCTTGCTGGGCAGACTTTTTCTATTCTGACCTTTCAAATACCGCAAAACACATCGCAGCCCAACCCGGCGGCTTTCACGGCTTCAGTTGGTGTTAATTCAATGCTGCCGTACCCAGGCGAGCGGCCAGATTTTGTTTCGCCAGATCAGGGCAACGCCGAAACGCATCTGAAAGTAATCGCAGAATGTCAAGCTGCAATCCGCAGGATCACACAAGACGATGCAGCGTCAGACACAACCGCCGGGGTTGAAAGCGGGCTGGCCCGCAAAGTTCGGTTTGAACGGCTTAACGCCGAACTGTCCAGTTTTGCGCTACGCATGCAGCAGCTTGAGATGGAAATGTGGCGCCTTTTTGCATCGGCCACAGGGACTGAAAGCAGAGTATCCGTCGCGTGGCCAACAGATTTCAACCTGGTGGACAGCGTGACCGAGCTTTCTATTCTGGCCGAAATGCAAAATACCGGATTCCCAGATCAAGTGCTTGCAGCAAAACGTACGGCCATTGTTGCCAGCGAATTCGACTCAGTTGACGAGGCTGAAAAAAGCGCTTTGATTGCTTCCGTCGTAGAGCAAGCCCAACAACCCAAAAAGTGAAATAGCAAAATGTCATTTTTGAATGTAGCCTACAGGCTGATTACTGGCAAAACTCTTCCGCTGCCCGTCCTTGCAGATCAAAACGGGGCGCTTGCACGACCGCCAAACATCCGGCTGGTGACTGATAAAACCATCGGCTCCATTGGGGGGCAATCTCCTGCGGTGTCTGGCAGCATTGCCAACAAAGCCGGTGGTACGTCCAGCGGGTCAGGCTTTACAGCTGGGTCGGCCACTATTTCAGGCGGTGCCATTACTGCAATTGCCGTATCTTCAGGCGGCAGCGGCTACCCGATATCAGCTCGGCTTAAGGTAACAATATCTGGCGACGGCAGCGGGGCGGCTGGGTATGCCAATTCAAACGCCTCAGGCGTCATCACGTCAATTACCATAACATCGGGCGGAACTGGGTACACCACCGCGTCTTGCACAATCGACGTGGTGTCGTCCCCCTACACAGTAATTTTTGATCTTGGACCTGATTGGGGTAATTACAGCTCTGCTGTTTTGTCTGTTGCAAACGCGCCGAACGCAATTTATCGCCTTTACTTCTTGCATAGCGATGATGGTGTAACCCCAGAAGGTTTTTGCTGCCTTGCCAGCGGTGTCGATGCATACATTGATGGAGTTGGTGGGTCAGGCGCTCTTGCTAGAGAGGTAAAAATATCAGCACGATATACTCATGTAGTTGTCAATATTGGAATTAGCACAGCTTCAGGCGCAAAATTTGTTTTTACCGCAATGGCTTAAAACATGCGCGTCACGGCAAAGCTGGCAGAAAATCAAGTCAGGCAAGCAATGGCGGCGCTTGGCGAAGCATCAATTCGCCGCGCCATTGCAGCCGCCGCCGAAGACCTAGAGCAATACATCACCGAGCAAGCGGCGACGCACAACAAACGCGGCGCCCTGGTGCGATCAATCGACAAGCTCCAGTCCCCTGACGGTTTGGCCTGGGATATTTTTCACGACCCCCAAGCGGCGCCGCATGCGCTATTTGTGCATTGGGGCACCAAGCCGCACATCATCAGGCCGCGCAACAAAAAATCATTGCGATGGCCCGCAGGCGACAATTTTGCTTTTGCCAAAGAGGTTCACCACCCCGGTACCCGGTCTGACACATGGATGATTCGCGCCGCTGACCTGGCGCCCAGGATGTTTGCCTGGCATATTCAATCTTTGATGGACAAATAACCATGCCTCTTGCCCACACATACACAGATGCCTTCCTGGCTAAGCACATCACCACCGACATTGAAACTCGGGCTGCTGCGGATGTCGCCGACATCGGCACGCTGCCTGCGGCATGGGTGATCCGGCTTGAAATCACCAGAGCCTACGTGATTACGGCCATAGAGAAAGGCACATCGTCCGAAGATACCTACGCCGTAAAACTCGGCTACTACCGCAAAGAGTGGGACAGCCAGCTTCAGCAAGCACGCATGGCGCAAGCCGCAGCAGACGCGGCCACAGGTGGTGCATCCGGCGCCACATGGGGATGGGGAATTAACCTTGAGCGGTGCTGATCGATGACAAGCAAAGCCGAATCGCTGCTGACTACCCTGCGGGATCACCTGGCAGCTGTCCCGGGCATCGCAACGTCAAAAATCGGCCTTGAAGCCGGAATTTCGCCTGACGATTACCCCATTGTCCGCATTGTCCCAAGCAAGCTGGCGCCGGACGCAATCAATTCCAGGCGGAATATCGAAGCGTTGATTTACTTTGGCCACCCGATTGATGAATCAGAATCTGGCGGACTTGAAGCTGTGTATTCGGCGTGGCTGACGATGGAGGAATCTTTAATATCGTCATGCTACACATGCCCAGATTTGATCTGCGAGTATTTGGGGACGATCACAGATGAGGACAGGGTGGCGGGGTACAAAATGCTAGCCTTGAATGTCAGCATCCGTGGCTGATTTAGGCGGCTTGCCTTCGTCCCCCGCATCAAAAAGAGCCTGATCTTCTGGCGTGGCGCAAAGCCCACTCGTGATAATGCCGCCTGACACGTCAATCTTTTGAAGTATTGCCGCTACTCCTTGCGGAATTTCAGGGCGAGGTTTTGAATGCTGCATACTTTTCCTGGATGATTTTAGCCACCCGCGTGGCCATTTTTCGCGGAGTCGGGTTGTTAAGCCATTCGGCCCAACATTCAGCGACAAACTCTTTGACGTTTTCCCCGGCATACGTTGACACTTCGGTTTTTATCCCGGCTTGCTTTGCATCATCATAAGCCGCAAGAATTTCTGGGTCTTTGCTAAGCGACAACAAATAATCAAGCTGGTGGCCGAACTCATGATCGGCCACCGACTTGATGGTATTTGTTCCGACTGGGTGGAACTGTATGTCCACAACGTACTGAAGCGAATTGCGCATTGCATCGGCGTCAGCCCCCTTTGTTTTGTTGACAGCAATGCCGCCGTACGTGTTTTCATCCCACGAATGAGCAAAAGCCAAAGGGTTCATTTTTAGCGTTGGCACATGATATTCAGCCAGCACCTTAATTGCCCCCATATCAGACATGGCACCGCTTGCAACAATGGCAGCAATCGATTCTTTTATTTTGTTTTCGCGCCACAATTTGAACTGTCTTTGCCAGGTGCCAATAAATTTCTGGTTTTTTCTTAACTCAGGGAAATTATCAACATGGTAAGCGAGTGATTGATTGAATTCGTTCGCAACATCTGAGTGAACCCCAGTATAGTCGGCTTTGTCAACCAATCCTGCAGCAACGGCCCATTCGGCCGCTTTTTTTGCAGTCTTTTGCGGGGTAAATTTCTTTTTTGGACTGACATCAAATCCCGAAAGCTCCCCGTCGTCAAGCGCCTGGACGACATCACCCAAGCGCCTGAGGTGGTAAAGCGGATCGACCCCGGCGTTGATGACATCATCAACCCGGTGACCTGAAAGCACCTTTTGTGCCCGATCAATGCTGCCCATGACCTGCCCAGCATGCTCTGGCTTCAGCCCGCGAAGATATGCCGCTGCGCCGCCTGGCACTTCGCGGGCCGCAATCGCCGAAATGCTGGGCCGCGTGCGCAGCTTGCACCAGCACCACGGGTGGAAAACTGGCTGCGGCGCCTGGGCCTTGGGGTACAGGCCAGGCCCAAGCCCCCACAAATCGGCTCGGGCATGCAGGTCACAAATGTCGCGGACGGGGTGAGCCGGGTTCAGCAGGACCTGGACCACGGTCACACCGTCATCCCGCATGATCTGCTGTCCTTTTTTGACTTCATACGCCCTGGCCAGCTCGGTATGCGCGATCCGATTTGCAATGTAGCGATTCTTCTCGCGCACGGCAATCTCAAGCCGGCTCTTCAGCGCGAGGCTTGCAGCGCCTGCCTCCCAGTCATCCAGCAGCTCCGAATAAGCCGCTTTGAGTGCTGTCGTCTTGAGCCGTCCTGCCGCCTTCTTTGCGCTTGCAAAGACATCTTGCAGACCGCTTTTCGCCTTGGGGTTGCGCACCAGCTCACGCAATGCCTTGGGCAAATCTGCCACAGCTCGACCTTCAAGGGGTCGTGCTGACGTGTCAGCCGGCACATAGCCATCAAACAGCCGCATGGCCAGCGCACGCGCCTGGTGAAGCCCTTGCGCGTGATCTTTGATGATGGCCTGCGCCCGGGATGCGGTGTCGCTGTTGTGCGCATAAAGCCGCTGGCTCAGCGCAATGCCCCCTACAGGCATGCTCAGCACCTGCTGCACCTCGACATTCGTTTTCAGCACTTCGCCGAATGCTTCGGCGAGGCCTCGGCAATACCAGCCGGTAAACCCACGCTGGCATGACCATATCGCTTCAGCGGGTGGCACCCCAGATTCGAGCATCGCCAGCAACTTATCAAGCAGCTGCGCCGCCCGATCCGCCACATCTTTGCCAAAATCCGCCACCAGTTTTTCGGCTTCTGCGTCCGTCATCCATTCCCCTCCAAATCTCTCAAAAACCGGTACGCTTTTGACCGCGACATTCCGTGCCCTGTGCGCAGCCGCTGCACCACGGCCGGCCGCTCAGCGCCAGATGCAATCATGGCCTTGACCGCCTCAGCCGCCCACTGCTGTCGGATGGTCCGGCTTGGCAACAGGCTGACACGCTGCGCGCCCCACGAATCCAGCACCACTCTCACCCGGTTGTATGCGGCATCGTCAAGCACGCCGCGCAGCTCACCCAGCAGCAGCTGCATGGCTGTCATCTGCCTAACCGGCGGGCTGTCTTTGCTCATCACAGCCCCGGCACGCTCATCGCGCCCCATGTCGTGTGGCGCTTGCGGATGATCGGTTGCAGCGCATACCTCACCGCATCCCAAGCGTGATTGTGAGCATCTACCAGGACCGGCAGCACATCCCCGGTCAACTTGTCTACCTTGTAGCTCCACAGCCTTGCCTCCTTGAGCGTGTGCACGCAACGCGGGTGCACAACGATTTCCAAAAACCCCCGCAGAAACGCAATCCCGTCTTCGACGCTTCCTGGCCACTTATCGGCAGCCACAAGCCGGTGGAACCCTTTTCCTCGCAAGTGGCTAATCGTTTCGGGTCGCGCACTGTCTCCGCGCATGACGTGCTGGCGGACGCCGGGCAGCTTGGCGTCGAAAAGCGTCGGCAGCTCGTCAAGCTCGACCCCAGCCCCATACGCTTCATGCTCGACAAAAAGCCGGCCGTCGTTGACCCAGCACCTGACCGCTGCGGTAGGGTCTTGACTAAACCCCCAGTCGGCACCGTAATAAGGCCCATCCCACCCAGCGGCCGGGGTGAAATCTTTTGCCGATACCTTGCCATGCAGAACCTGCGCGACGCTGTTGACCAAATACGCACCTTCCCAAACGTGCGCATATGTGGCCGGGTCCAGTCTTGCTTGATCTTGCCGGCGCAATAAATCAAGACCGACCGGGAAAAACGGGTTATCCCACCAATTCAGCTCTACGATTAAAGCGCTTTCGGGCGGGTTCTTTACAAAACGATTATCAACAGGGCTACCGTCCAGCGAAGGGTTCCAAATAACCCATGCTTCTGATTTGTCTTTGCGAAGCACAGTCGCCAAAAGCGCAAGCCATGCACCTTCAGGAACATCTTCGGCCTCTTCGACAATCGTCAAATCTATTTTGGCCGTTGATTTAATGGTCCCCAAAGACCTGTGCAGGCCACGGAAAATAAATTCCGTGCCGTTGCGTCCTTTCAGGTAATCAACCCCCACGTCATATGCAGCCGAAAGCCAAGGCTCAGATTCAATTGCGGCCTTCAATTCGGCGTGAAAAGACTCTTTGATGCTGGCCTGATACTCCCGCACGCACAGCACCCGCAGCCGCTCAGCATAGCCCCAGGTGGCGGCCATTTTGGCAAAGCTGAAGCTCTTTCCGCTGCCGCGCCCACCGCGAGCGCCCCGGTACTGCACCGCGCCACGGGGCGGGCTGAAGAGGTCGGCCAGCTTGTCTGGCAGGATGATCTCGGCTTCGCTCTCACGCATCCGCCACCACCCCCGCCAGCCAAACAAGCTCAATTGCGCCGTTTTTTTGGCGACAAGCTACCACCCCACCACAATGGCGCAGATCGTGCAAAGAAAACAGGCCTGGCAAGCCTGTGGAGCCTTTCGAGCCGCTCACTTGCCCACCTCGGCAGGCTTTTTGCCGACGATGCGCACCACGGTCGGGGCCAGCGGGCTGCCGTCCGGGTTTGAAAGCTGCAACTTGTCGTTGAACATCCCCAGGCGGCGGCCCAGCAGCTCAAGCGCGCCCTTTTTGTCGGCGAGCTTGAACTTCAGCACCTCGCCAACGCCAACCTGGTCGTTGCCAATGGGCACAACTTCAAGGCCGACAAGCGCTCGGGCTGTGTCGTCGTCCAACTGCTGCAAAGGCAGTGGCCGGCCGTCGTCGCCCACCAACTTGCGGATGTCAAAAAACGCCAGACGGGCCAGCTCCATCATTACCCGCTCCACGGTGACTTCGTGCGACTTGGCGGCCCGGTCCAGCAGGTCTTGCACCCTCGTGGAAACCTTGGGGTTTGCCGCCAGCAGCGAAGCCTCGCGCCACACCGTCGCGTCGGCCCACTTGAGCGCCGCCGGGTAGGCCTTGCGGTAGGCCGCAGCCTGGCTCAGGCCCGAAGCCAACCCCAGCGCAAAATCCTCCTGCTTGGGTGTCAGGCCGTAGCTATTTCGTTTTGAGCCGGTCATGCGACAACCTCAACATTCCAAGCCCCACCCTTGAGCTTTTGCGCCCAGACAAAACGGAATGGCAGCGAATCACGGGCAACCTTGAATTTAACCCTTGCGTCTTCTTCGACGTGAGCGCCCTTGACTTCGTGGAATTCAACCGCACCGTCGTGCCGCAGGACCATAAAATCAGGCGTGTAAAATGTATTATCAGCGAGTCTGAATTTAACTTCTTCAAACGCCCAATAAATTATATTGCCTTTTTTGTATTCGGCATCCAGCATAAGGGCATATTCTGCCTCGGTCTTATTCATGCGGTGCTCGCCGTTTATTCTTGGCTCGCGGCCAAGGGCGCGGAAATTGTCGGGCACGCGGTTTCTCTTTTGTAGCATGGCTGTCATTTATTTATCCACCAATAGTATTTGCTGATCTAATGCCGCGCAGTTTTTTTGCCGCCTCAATAGCAGCTTTTCTGTCAGCTTCAGTTTGCCGACTTTGCGATTCAAGGTATTTTTTAGTTCTGATGAAATCAGCATCTGCTGCGCTTTGGGAAGATTGATGCTGTTGATTGGGCGGCTGTTGATTTGACACATATTTAGCCTCAAACCCTTTCCAGCCCTTTGCCATGACTTTCTCAGCAGCGGCCACGGCTGACCAACCGGCTGCGGCAGATTCGCGCAAATGATCCGACCATGCCCGCTCAGTCAGCGGCGCTTTGACAGCTAATTTGTGCGCAATGAAATCTTTCGCCTGCTGCTCTGAAAATCCGGCGCTTAGCAAATCGGCGACTTGCGCCATGGCTGGTGGCGCATCTTTGGCTTTGCTGGTGGCAGTCGCCCGGCGCTGCTTTGGGGCATGCCCTTGGTCGCCTTCTTCATGCCGGACGGGTGCCCCCCCGTGGGGGGTAGGGGGGTGTATTTGTATTTCTGTATCTGTATCTGTATCTGATAGTGTGCGGACTCCCAGCGGAGTCACGCGACTGTCCTGCGGCTGTCCCGTGGGACAAAGTTCGGTAAGTTGTTGTTTTACAAGCCTTCCTGATTCTTGCTTTGCTCGATACTCTGCCTTGCGTGCAGCCTCCTTTGCCCGCCAAGACAGCGCAGATAGCACCAGTCCTGTGATGACCGGGTGATAAATCCGGCCGTCGCTCGCGTGCCACCAGCCCCGCAACAGGGTCTCTTTGTGTGCCGCAAAAGCTGACGGGCGCATGCCAATCCTGGCCGCGATCAGCCTGTCATCAGCCGGGTAGCTGCCCGTTGGAACCTGCTTCCAGCTTGTGACCCACATCATCAGCAGCCACGGCCGTTCATCGGCTTCAGCAATCGCCCAAGTGTCCGATTGCTCAATCCGATCCACGTCAATATCAAATCTCCAGCCCTTTGCCTTGGTGTCGGCTGGATATGGTGGATCTGGCAATGCCGCGCCAGATACGAGTTTTATTCGAGCGTCAGCCGATGCCATGATTCATCAGCCTTTCTTTTTCAGCGGCAGAATAAAAAATATCCACCTCAGCCGCTAAAACATCACCCTGCGGGCTTGTGAAGGCATGCTTCGCCCCTTTTCGCAAAGCTCGCAAAGTTTCAGAAATTCTTTTTTGATGGGGGCTGCTCATTGCTTCACCTCACCGGAAACGCAGTCCGGGCAGCACACATGGCCGCCAAAAACAAGGCGCTTGCGGCCTTCTCCTGCATCCCGGTACTTCGCCCACTTGCGGCCCGGGGCGGCCGTCAGGCCCATGGTCTTCCGCTGCCCGCATCTTGGGCATGTGCGGCTAATCATTGGTGATGGGTCTGCAAGCCGGGTGACAAGCGTCATGTCACGGCGCCTGGCAAAAACCTCGTCAGATGTCGTCATGACGTTGTCTCCGGCCATATTTCGGCGCTGTCGCTGCGCATGTGACGCCGGCTAACAGCGCCTCCGGTAGCCGCTTCGATCCGAAGCGACAACGATGGGCTGGCACGTCTGTACCCGGATGCAATCTGGGACAGGAACTGCCTGCTTATCTCCAGCTCATCAGCAAGATGAGCCGCCTTCCCGCGCTCTTGCCTTACCCAGGCACGCAGCTGGTGCACTGGCTGATAGCGTGTCTTTCGGTTGTTCATGCCGACACTTTCGCATATGCGAAACTTTCAGTCAAGCACATGCTGGTATCGCTTTTGCTAAATTTATGTCATGGCACACCACGACACCGACACGCGCATCTCCCGTCTGCGTCAGCTCATTGAGCAAGACTTCAGCGGGAGTCAAAAAAGTCTTTCAGCAGCCACGGGGGTATCATTGACACAACTGGGTCAGTACCTTGGCGGATATCGAAACCTGGGCGAAAAGACAGCGCGGAAAATTGAACAGGGCGCAAAAAAGCCTCAGGGGTGGCTTGATGCAACAGACCAATCAAACGTGCAACTTTCTAATCTGGGTGCTAGAAAAATTCCGCTAATAGATTATGTTCAAGCTGGGGCAATGAAAGAAATAACGCAGCAAAATCAACTTTGCAGTAACGAAGATTTTCTGATAACAGATTTAGAAATATCAACGTCAGCTTTTGCCCTAGAAATAAAGGGCGATTCAATGCTTCCAGAATTTAAGCCCGGCGACAAAATAATTATCGACCCTGAAATATCTCCACGGCCGGGTGATTTTGTTGTCGCAAAAAATGGAAGCAACGAAGCAACATTCAAAAAATACAGGCCTAGGGGCATTGGAAACGGAGGCAACGAAATATTTGAATTGGTCCCGCTAAATAACGACTATGCAACAATACATTCTGACAGGGAAAAAGTAATTATTATTGGAACAATGGTTGAACACAGGAAATATAGAAAATGAACCGCAATATTTTTATCGCCTTTTTTGTTTTACAGCTTAGCGCGTGCGCATCAAACCAGTATGTTGAAATAAAATCCGTCAAATTTGACAAAGCGCAAGCTGATAAAATGATGATGCCCGGCAAAAATAAAATATCAGGAAGCGCACTGATAAGGCAGCAAGGCGGTGGAGTCGTCACATGCGCCGGGCTTGATGTTTACATGATGCCGGCCACAGACTACGCAAAAAAATGGGCTGGCGTCATTTATGGATCAGAAAAAGGCGGCTACAAACCTACAAATCTGCAAGGAATTGAATTTATCAATTTAGACAAAGACTTTTCTCAATCTATTGTTGCGGAAAAATGCACGCCATCAGGCAATTTTGTTTTTAATAAAGTTGCTGACGGAGAATTTTATGTGTTCACAAAAATAAATTGGTCCGCCGGTGGTTACATCCAAGGCGGATCAATTTCAAAAGCTGTTATTGTTTCAGGCGGTGCTGAGGCTACAGTTGTTTTGTCGCCGTAGCTTCACAATATAATCAAGCAAGGCCAAGCATTTTTAAAACGCGGCTGCTATTTATAACTTTCATTTTTGCCAACAAAATACCATTGGCGGACTGAATTTTTAGATACGGGTTTTCTATCGGGGCGCCAGTCCTGGGGTGCAGGACTATGGCCCCTTTTTCTCTGACGTTTTTTGACGCCTCAGCGTAAACGCCAAGGGTGTCAGCAAAAACTCGAAGAGTCATCTGGTTTATTTTTGGATTGTCAACTAAAAGTTCATTAAACAAATTTATTTCGCCCATACTTTTACGCCTGCAAAAAGTGATAATTGCTCGGAGTCAAATGCCTCCGAAACCCTGCTAGCTTTGTAAACGGCGTCTCCTTTTGCGCCGTCTTCGAGGATTGGAAGTTCGGCCTCGATGCGCTTAACCATTTCGTAGTCTTCACCGCCTTCTGTAAGATCAAATTGTTCAAATCTAGGATTGAAATTCAAATTCATCGACCCCCTGAGCAACAGCCTAAAACGCTCGCTGCGGATCGTAACAATCTTTGAATGGTTCACAACATAGCGAACCGAATCGGCGCCAAAGGTGGATTTCCACTGCCGAATCAGCGCAGCATTTTTGTTGCGTGCCCCGTGGTCTATCACCATCAAGGCATTTCTAACTCGGCCATCTTTGCGCAGCCTTTCCAAGCACTCAATTTCATATTCGGCAACCGTCCAAGTCCAAAGCGAAATATCTGCCGGGCCGGCCTGATCTAGACAGGCAAGTGTAGCATCAATCATCGAAAACTGACCGCGAGTTATTGCAAACAAAGCCGATCCCGGCTCAATTGTGCCAATGCAGTCAGCGGCAGTTTTAAAACTTTCTACAGACTTTTTACGCCGGGAAGCTATTGCAGATTGCACCGCCATATTTTAACCTCAATAATTAATTTTAACTCTATGGCACCGAAGTTCTTCTTCAAGCGCCCGAATTTTGCCCCAATCGTCTGGATGCGCCCAGACATCGCCTCGCTTAAAAGCGCCTCCGGCGCTTTTCTTTTTCCTGAATTCAGCTTGGCGGGCGCTGTTTGATTTTGGGCTTTGCTCAACTGGCAAAGCCCCGGAAGGGGCTTTTCTCATTCGTTTCTCTTTCCCGCCAAACTTACGCCGTAGTAATCAATTTCTCCGGGGCTGCAAATGTTAACGGCCTCAATTTTGCATCCCAGAGTTTCCGCCGCTAACACAACATCAAAGCCTGCCGTTGTGTCGATCTCTTGGGCTTTGTCTTTTGCGCCATCTGCTCAAATAATGCTGGTGTGCATGGTGTTTTCCATTTTGTTGCTGGTCCAAGCCCCTTGCGGGGCCGCTTGGTGTTATTAGAGGCTCACGCCGGCCAGGTTCAGCTCTTCCACCAGGGTGGCGTCGGCCCCGAAGCCATCGGCCAGGGATTGCATCCGGCCCCGCCCAACGGACGTGACCTTGTGGCCGTGGCGGGCCAGCAGGTGGCGCCCCAAGGCTTGCTGCTCTTCCTTGCTGCTGGCGTTGATGTTTGCGGCGGTTTGGTTCAGTTCCTTGTGGGTCATGCGGGTCATTTCTATCTCCTGGTTGCTGTTCAGCACTGCGCTGTCCATGCGCATTAATGTATGACATCGTTACCGGTAACGCAAGCAAAAGCGCAAAGACCAAGTAAAAAGCATGGTTTTTGCTGCTGCTTTGCTGGGGTCAGCCGGCAATGCAAAAAATTTTGTCCGCTCGTTTAGCAATTGCTTGACTGAAAGTTTAGCTTTTGCGAAAATTGCTCCATCGCATCACAAAGCGGCCCCGCCGGGGCGGTGAGTGCGAGGGGGTAGCAAAGTGGGAAACGTGGACGTGTTGGCTCTGGGTGAGCCGGAGACCTGGTTCGAAGGGGCGTACCCCTTCGATGCCGAAGATGACAGCTGCGCGGTCATCGAAGCACTGGGCGTGAAAGTGGCCCAGCTCCAAAAGGAGCTGGCAGCCGCTCGGGCTGCGCTCGAAGTAGCAGCCGTTCCCGTGGCGCAGATTTGCGCCAGCATCCGCAAAGCCGGGGCGTCTTACGCCCTGGCAGACGACATCGCCGAAATGGCGATGGCCCTGCGCGACGCAGCCGCCAGCGTCGGCGGTCTTTCCAGCCGCATCCCCGGGGCCGAAGACGGAAAACCACACTTGCGCGGCGTCTGCGACACGCTGCATTCTGCTGCCGAAGAGGCAGACGAAGAGCACATGGCCTGGCTTGCGCGGGGGGCTGATTGATGGCCACCGCAGCACCCACACCCAAAAAATCAGCAGCGCCGGCGGAGGCGCTCACAAGCAAGCTCCCCGCCCGGATGAATCCGGGACAAAAAGTATTTTTCTGGGGCAAAGCTGGAAAATTGATTCAGGACATGCCCCCGAGCGCGGAAATAAAACTAGCCCGCGAAGAAAAGCGGGTTGTCCTTCGTAGCCTGCTGAGAATTGAGGCCAAGTCATGAAACCCAGCCAAAAAGATTCTGAAGCGGCCATCCGCTACATCACAGGCCATGGCGAAGTTCAAATGGATGAATTGCGCCGCCGCCTTGAGGCGCGGCAGATTCTTGCTGCCGCTCGCAGCGGCGCCGGCGAGCTGAACGCGGGCCTGTTGCTTGCGTCTGGTGCGGTAGAAGGACCATACACCAGGGCCGGCAAACCAGCCACAAAATATACCCGGCAAGCCGGGAATGTTGCTCGGATATGCCGTGCGCTGTGGAAATATGTAACTGGCCCAAAGGCTTTTTAAGGATTTTTATGTCAACTGATTTGCAGCAATATAGCCCAGCTTTGGCAGTTTCACAAATAATGTTTGAACCCGCAAAATTGCAAGCGGTGGTGGCTTTTGCCGAAATGATGAGCCAAGGTTCTGTTACGGTGCCAAGGCATTTCCAAGGCAAGCCAAGCGACTGCATGGCAATGACGTTACAGGCTATGCGGTGGGGAATGGACCCGTATGTTGTGGCCCAAAAGACCCACATGGTGAATGAAAAACTTGGATACGAAGCACAGCTTATCATTGCAATTTTGCAAAACAGCGGCGCCGTGCGCGGCCGGCCGCATTATGAATACAAAGGGAGTGGGCCGACCTTGGAGTGTCGGGCAGGGTTCATTCCAGCCGGAGAAAATGAAATAGTTTGGACCGAATGGCTTGCAAGCCGTGAAATTACGGTGAAGAACAGCCCGCTGTGGAAAACCAACCCAGCGCAGCAGATGGGCTACGTCCAAGCACGCAACTGGGCGCGCCTGTACGCGCCGGGCGCAATCCTTGGTGTTTACACAGACGACGAGCTAGAAGTTTTGCCGCCTGCCGCCGGACCGCGCCGCGAACTGCCTCCCGCTGATGTGGTGCAGCCGCCAGCCCGACCCCCGCTCCCGGATTACTCTGACGAACAAATGGCCGCAAATTTGCCGTCATGGGGTAACTTGGTTGCGTCTGGTCGAAAAACTGCCAGCGAATTGCTGGCCATGCTGAGTACAAAAGCAAATTTTACCGAAGAACAAAAGGCCCGCATCTTGTCTCTTGGTGCCGCTACAGCCAAGGCTAATGATGACTTCAACGCGCCGAACCAGGTTACTGAAGGAGCCGGGCAATGAAAACCATCGACGTCATCCCTGGCTCTCCAGAGTGGCACGCACACCGCCGGTCTGGCGTTTTCAACGCCAGCGATGCACCGGCAATGATGGGGTGCAGCCCCTACAAAACCCGCAGCCAGCTGCTGCATGAAATGGCCACCGGCATCACGCCGGAAGTCGATCAAGAAACGCAGCGCCGCTTTGACGATGGCCACCGCGCCGAAGCCCTGGCTCGCCCGCTTGCTGAGCAAATCATCGGCCAATACCTCTACCCGGTCACCGGCAGCAATGGCCGCATGTCGGCCAGCTTTGACGGCCTGACGCTGGACGATGGCGCCAGTTGGGAGCACAAGTTAATCAACGATGCGCTACGCGCTGTGCTACCCAATGAAGGCGTCGGCAGCTCCGATGTCGGCGCATCTCTTCCGCTGCATTACCGCGTGCAGATTGAGCATCAATGCATGGTCAGCGGCGCCGGCCTGGCGCTGTTCACAGCGTCGCGCTGGGCTGATGATGACGGCACGCTGATTGAGGCCCGGCATTGCTGGTACACCACTGAAGCCGAATTGCGTGCCGCCATCGTGGCCGGATGGTCCCAGTTTGAGGCCGACCTTGCGGCCTACGTCCCACCCGCCGCCGCAGAGCCGGCCCCAGTCGGAAAGGCACCAGACACCCTGCCAGCCCTGCTGGTGCAAGTCACTGGGGCCGTCACGGCCAGCAATCTTGCCGACTTCAAGGCCGTGGCCCTGGGTGCCATCCGCGCCGTCAACCGAACCCTGTCCACCGACCAAGACTTTGCCGACGCAGAAAAGGCGGTGACGTGGTGCGCGGATGTCGAAGCCCGGATTGATGCCGCCAAAGAGCACGCTTTGAGCCAGACGGCCAGCATTGATGCGCTTTTCAAAGCCCTGGACGACATCAAGACCGAAGCGCGCGCCGCACGCCTGGACCTGGACAAGCTGGTGAAGCGTCGCAAGGAAGATGTGAAGGGCGAAGCCGTGGAAGCCGCCCGAGTGGCCATGGCGAACCACATTGCCACATTGAACGCCGAACTTGCGCCGGCCCGGCTGAGCCTGGCGCCGGTGGACTTTGGCGGGGCCATCAAGGGCCTGAAGACAGTGGCTAGCATGAACGACAAGCTGAGCGTGGCGCTGGCGAACGGCAAGATTGCCGCCAACGAACAGGCGCAGCTTCTGCGCGGGAATCTGGGAAGCTTCAAGACTCTGGCCGCAGGCTATGAACACCTGTTTGCCGACCTGGCCGCGCTGGTGCACAAACCGGCTGACGACTTCGCCACCCTGGTGAGTGCCCGCATTGCCACCCACCAAGCGGCTGAGCTGGCCCGCGAAGCCGATCGGGCAGCTGCCGAAGCCCGCCGCGTGGCCCAAGCGGCAGAAGCGCAGCGCCTGAAAGATGAGCAAGAAGACGCACGCCGCCGCACCCTGGCCCTGGAAAAACAGGCAGAGCTTCCGCAGGTAGTGGCAATTCCGATGGCGCCAGTCGCTCCCGAAGCTGCGCCGGTTGACCTGTCCGGCCCCGCCCCTGCGCAACCCGAGCCGAGCGAGCCGGCCACGATCCGCCTGGGCGAAATCTGCCGCCACCTGGGTGTGACGATGACCGCCGAATTTGTTGCGACGACGCTTGGCATACCGCACCGCGCCACCGACAAAGCCGCAAAGCTCTACACCGCCACCGATGCAAAGCGCATTGCCATGGCGCTGGCACAACACGCAATGCGCAAAGCGGAAGAAAACATCACCGCCTGATGGAATAGAACGCTATGAAAAAACCTAACGAGAATCTGGCTGTGCAAGACGAAATAGAAGAAGTCTTGTTGATTTCAGACCGGCCAATGATTTACACGGCAGAACTGAGGGCCGCAATGCGGCCAACCGTAACAAAAAGCTGTTTTTTCTTTTCTCTAAGACTGCTGCAAGAGTCTGGGAAAATAGTAAGAATTGGCGAGCGAGGTTCTTACATGTGGGCGCACAATCGCCGCCAAAAAACAATAACTGCTGGCAAAATAGTAAGGATCAACGCCGGTAGCAATCTTGATACCCTGCTGAAGTTTTATGCTTTGGCAGACAAAAAAACGTCTTCAGTGGCTGATGCAGCCGTGGCTATGGGTATATCAGAGCTTGAATGCCTGACGGCTGTTAATTCTGCGGTAAAGAGAAAAGCCTTAAAAAGGGTCGGGATGGTTGGAGAATCAATCTACCAAATCCCAGATGGCGTGCAAATTGTTCCGCTGTCCGTGAAGCGTGACTACAAAGGGAAAAATAAACGGGTGCAGGCGCTTCCTAAAACAGAAGACAAAAGGTTTACAATTCCTGCCCTGAAAGTGAAGCAGGCAGTGAAAAGACCAGATGAATGGAAATCTGCGCCAAAAGAATGGATCGGCATTCCTCGCAGCATCTTTGAAATTGGGAGTGCACTTTGACCGAAGAAGCAAAAAAATTTGCTGCCCCCGCAGTAGCCGTTACTTTCGCCACAATTGCTGTTGACACCGCAGTGCAGCGCCGACTTTTTGATGACGCAGACATCACAATTGAGTTGCGGGTACAAGCCATTTTGTCCAGCCGGCGGCGTGCAAATGCCAGCGGACAGGACGGGCAGGACATCGACAACATTAGAGCTGCAATTCGGTCAGTGACGCCGAACGCTCAGATCAGCGGGCCGCGTAGCGGGTCCGCTGCATCTGATTGTTAGGCTACCGTCGGAAAACCATGGAACAAACTCTGTTGCCACTTTCACCGCACGACCACCCTGAGCCGCAGGTGATGGTTTGGAGCGAAATTGAGTTGAGCGCG